GTTTAGCCATTAGTACCAACCCCGTTTCTTATGATGAGCTAAGGCTTTACACGCACTACCTTTATAGCGCTTGTCTATGTATCTTAGGCCTAAGTCTATCTGTTTATAAGGGTTTGTTTCTTTCATTTTTAACAGCTGTGGTATTCCATAAGCTGTAGAGTTTGGGTTTTTAGCTTTAGGTCTCCAATTACTTTCTTTAGTCCATAGCTTCTCAATACACTTGAACTCTTTATATGAGCCTATCTTTATATGAGCATATATTTTATAAGCATCAATAGCGTTTATATCAGCATTAGCCGAAACTTTCTGTGAATATATGCAGCCTAAGAATAGGCATAGAGCTACCCCTAGATTACGCAGCTTGCCCGCGCTATCGCCCTTCGGGGCGCTGCCTGCGCGCAGTAATCGTACCGGCATAGTCAAGCATTTAGCTAAATTGTGGATAACTTGAGCAAGGCTTGGGCGTGTTGTCCACAGCTTTTTACACCCTGTGGATAACTTAATTGCGTACCTGCCGGGCATTAGCTACGTCTACCAACGTTATATCTAGCAGCCCGCATCTAGTGCATTGTAGGCATTTAACGTTAGGTGGCAGGTGGTCAGATACCACGCGCTCTAGCTGTAACGTAACTGTCTTGCATTGTCTGCATTTAGCCTCAATATAAAGCATAGTTTTTAACCCCATTATCTAATAATTATTGGCTTGAAATATGGAAAGAAATCAGAGGCATTTACAAATACATATAGCTTTTTTAGTTCATCTTGGCCCGGGAAAGTGTACATAACAGGCCTTAAATCACGCAGCATCTCTACGTTTAGCATTAGTAAACCGTCCTCATACCTAATTAAAACCCTGTGGTAAGAGTCTGGTAAATCCCTGTGTAAAGGCAGTAAGCTCATCTGTTGCACCTTTGTAAAAGGTATGGGATAAGGCTCACTACTTGGTTTATCTGCCCATTTAATCTCTAAATCGCCTATGTAGTTTTCACGGCCTAAACCCTGTATTTTGTTTATGTGGTAGTCAGTAAAGTAAAACTTAGGCGTAGGGGTCAATATCCACGGGTATTTAGACATTAAGTAGGCCGCCACTTTACTTTGGCGGTCTTGGCCCTGTTGCGTTTCTTTAATTGGCTGCACGGCTAGCCCTCTCAGACTCACTTAATAGCTCATCTGGTACAGGCTCACGCTCTGCTATCGGGTCAAGGTTACGCCCGGCCTCTAATAAAACCTCTGCGTGGTCATCTGGCCTTAGCCATTTATCGCCATATTGCCTTAGCCATAGTGGCTCACATTGATTAGCTTTGACTTTATGAGGGCATAAATAGCCTTTATATGGTTTATTAGTCTTGTTTGACGTGCCTTCAATTAGCACTCTATGCCCGTGTTTACATATTGGCGGCTCTGGCATTACCTCAGCCCCTAGTTTAGCCTTTAGGGCGCTTATTGACTCAGCGGCGCTAGGTACTGCCCCGCCTGCTCCGCGTGTCTGTAATGGGGCTTGTATCGCCTCTACCTTCTCCATATCTTGCCTTGTAGGTCTACCTGCACCGCCGGGGGTTAGCAAGCCAATAACGCGCCCATAAGCTGAGGTTACGCAGTTTTCTACCCAAAAATTAGCATTTACGCCGCGGTCTGACCTAACCTCTAACGCATAATCTACAGCGCTTGGTTTCTCATCTTCATAATTTTTATAGGCCTCAGCTCTAATTAAAATATAACCGTTTTTTAGGTCTATGTCCTCTATGTAAGCTATTAAGCGTAACCCGGGAAACTCAGCCCGGGCTCTTTTAATTCTTGCGTTTACATCTTCATAGCCGTCTAAAAAGCTCATTTAGTTACCTCTTTTAAGGCCTTAGCTATATTGCGCCCTCTTAGGTAACCGTCCCCGTGGCCTTCACGGTATCCCGTACGGTAGGCAGCTAGCATAAACAGGCCTACTATTAGTACAGTTAAAGTAATTACAGCTATATCAGCTAACATATTTCACCCTTTGTTAAGGCTGATTAAACTACACTAAGTAGCCCTCTCAGCGTGTAGTAAAAGTATGACCTATAGCTGCGACATATTGCTAGCTTTCTAGCGGCGTGTCTTTCTTTGTGTCTTTATCAGCCTTAGATTTAAGCCCATTACCAGCAAGTACCCCGCCTAGAGCGCCTGTTAAAAATATAGCTAGGGTCTGTAACAGCTGTATAAAGTCCCTATCATTTGGCGCTTGCTGGCCTATTGGCTGTGTTACAAAGACTAGGGCATATACCGCGCCTGTCGTTATAGTTAAAAAAGTTACAGCTAACACCGCGCCTATGAAAAAGATTAGCCGGGCGTGTATGTCCTCGGGGGCTAATTTTGTACGTTCTCTACTCATTAGGGTTAATTAAGTCCTCTGTACATATGCCCGTTGCTCTGCATTGAGGCGGGTTACACTCTGGTTTTTCCCAGTTTTCATAATTCTGGCACGGATACCTAACCCAGCCATTATAGCCGCACCCTGCTAAGAGCATTGTAAGTACCAGAGCCCCTAGCAGGGCACGCACTATTTAGCGCCTATGCCGTATTGCTTTTCGTTAGGCTGTATAGCTTTTAGTACTGGCCCAATAAGACCGGCTAAAAAAGCATTAGCCAATACTTTAGGGTCTGTTATGCCAGACATATAAAGAGCTGCAACGCTTGCTAGCGCGGCGCGCCCATAGCTGTATAACGCTGCCTCTATTTGTTTTTTATTCATTTGTCTATCCTAAATGCCCCTTAGTTTATTTGGGTAAGTACCCCTACGGTATGAGTACCGCTAGCGGCAACGGCATATAATGCTTCGTGGTCGCCTACGGGTACAGTTAGTTTATCGCCATTATCTAATTTATAGCCATTACTTGTAGTTACGTTTGGGCCGCCTAAATAAATAGCGCCACCGCCTAGATTATGTAAATTAGCTGTTTGGTCAAAATCTGATTTAGGCACTATTACTACAGCCTGAGTACCTACCACTACTTGCGCGCTAGTCGGCATTTGTTACCCCTAACTTTGAGATTATCTTAGCGGCTTTTTTAGCATTTACACTTACCTCAAAGTGCATTTCATCTTTGCGGTTTTGGTAATCCCCGCCCCAAGTTAGGCCATACTTTTTAGCTAAGGCCCTAATCATTGGCACTTTATCGGCTGGAAACGTACCTACAGCTGCTAGCGGGTGTTTAGTGGCGTTTAAGTCTATTGCTGTACCGCTGCTATGGCAGCTTAGGCGGTCTGTACTGCCGCGCACCATACGGAAAGCATAACCCCACTCATCTAAAGCGCCCTCATCTATTGGCTCTATTAGCGCGTGAAACTCAGCGGCAAAACCTACTAGCAAAGGTGCTACAGCCTCAGCGCATCTTAGCTTTCTATTAGTGCCGGGTACTGCATAACTTTTTATGCCAATTTCTGCCGGGTCTTTACTGGCAGGCCAGCCGTTATAGCTTGTTAGCATAGTAATTTATTTTAGAATAATCCCTCAAGATGGTTACAGTGCTGATTCTTTATAAATTGTGCTTGGGCTCGGCAGGTGTTGGAACTAAAGCCTCAATTTCTGCATCTGTTAACCCTAATTTTTTATAGGCAGAAATCTTAATTAATCGCAATTCTGATGCCGCTAATTCCCTTGCTGCTTTTTCTGCTAAAGATTTACTTGCTTCGGCTTCTAATGTAGTTATTTCTTCTGGCGTGGCATCTCTAATAATTTGTTGACCTGTTAAAGCGTTGCATATTGATATTTTCATTATTTCTCCAAACCAAATACTGTAATTTCACCTGATAAATCTCCACCAGCGGCCTTAAAACGCATACCTGACCAACTTTGAGCAGAGCCCATATCTGCCGAGAAAGTATAGGCAGAGGTTGCACTTGCTACATAATACTGTCCTGATATTTGTAATTGCGCACTTGAGCCGCCAACAGTTCTAACATAGAAAAAACCGCCGCCCCTTGAGCCATTTGAGCCAGTAGCGTTAGATACACGGATTTGTGCCGCGTTATTAGTGCTTGCTGCTCCAGCGCCACCCGCAGCCGTAACTTCATAGTTTCCGCAGTAGTATCCACTTGTTGAAACTGTAGCTCCATACTTAAATTGCAACTCTAAATCAAGCGCCGCTACGTTGGCAAACATATAATTCATTACTACTAAATAATTATTGTAACTACTGGTAAAAACACTATCTATATCCGCTGCACCTGAAGCGGAAAAAGTTGCAGTAGTAATTTTAGTCATAGCACCGCTACTAGCGGCAGCCCACTTAACTTTATATGGGCTTACTGTTGTATCAGCTGTTAAAACCTGCCCCGTGCTACCAATAGGCAAATTATCATAAGTGCCGCTGCCTGTACCTACTACAATATCGCCGCTAGCTGTAATAGTAGTTGCCATATCATTAGTAATAGTTACTGTGCCGCTAGTGCCGCCGCCGCTAATACCTGTACCAGCTGTAACACCCTCTATATCACCTGTTGCGCCGCTTGCTACCCAAGCGCTACCAGAGTAATACCATAAACTGTTAGTATCTTTAGTAAATGCAAATTGACCTTCTTGCGGTGAGGTAATCGCGCTGTTACGCGCTGCCTCTGTAGCAAAAACTAATACACCTTGCATTAAATAGCCGTTTACGTCCGCGGCTGTTAAAACCTCACCTGTAGTAAAGGTCTTAAATCCTAAGCCCGCTGCCATTGTTCCCCCTAATAGGCCAATACGCCGGTGTCTAGCACCCCGTATAGGTTTGAGTCTAGTATAAAGCCGTCTATTATCGGCTCTAGTGTGGTTAGTGTCGTTTTCCAGCTGTTAGGCGTAATTGCCATAGCTACGCCAAACACCTGTAAAGTCTTAGTTAAAGTAGATGACCCGGGCTGGTTTGTAGTAATAGTTATAGGGTCAAAAAAATCTAGGTCTAGGGCGGCGATTATGCCGGCATTATAGTTATCTGTGTATAAATCTAGGGTAATAGCATCACATCTTATTGAGGTTTCTTTACGGCTAGCTACATAGGCTTGGGCGTAATCTAGGGCCGCTGCATCTGTCTGCATTAGTAGATTTTGTTGGTTATAGCTGTGGGTAAAATACTTATCTATGCTAGCTTGGTCTATCGCTAGCTGTGTAGTACCGCCTGTACGGGTGATGCTAGCCGCGTTAAATACCAACGTATCATCTAAGCGCCATACGGCATCAAAATAACCTATATTTGTGCCGTTATCGTTAAACACGGTAGGTGTGCCGCCTATGCTAGCTGTAGTAACTTGCCTATCTTGAAATACAAAGCTACCGGTAGCATCTACATATAGCGCCCCGTACTCACTTAGGGTAACTGTCTGCATAGCTGCAAGGCTGGTACGGGCCGTGCCGGGGTCTGCCTGTAGCGTAGTTAGCCCTGTATCTACATCACGCATAGAGCTAGGCCAGCCTATTTGGTCTAATATTTGGTTAATGCGTGTGCCGGATAGGTCGCCCGCGGTAGCCCCTGTTACTGTAGCTATTTGTGCATTTTGGGCAAGTCTAAACGCATCTACCGCCGTTATTGTGGTATAAACAACGTCTAACGCATTTTTAGGCGTAGTAGTGTTATAGCTAGTAATAAAGCCGCTAAATATAGGGTAAGTAACGCTGTTATAAGTAGCTGATATAGCTACCTTACGCATAGGGTCAAGCAAGCCAAAATAAGGCCCGCTAGGGTTTTGAGGGTTAAAATCGCCGTTTTGGTCTACTATTCTTAAAGTTAATGTACCTGTTTGGAATTGGTCAGCCTGTGGGTTACGGCCTCTATTAGTTTGTATTGAGTCCACTACGTCCGATACATCTACAATTACTGCAACGCTATCAGATAGCACGTTAGTATCTAATATACCCTGGTCTAAAATCATAGCCTGAGCAAAACTAGGGCCAGTACTAAAGTTAATTACAGCGTTTATAATTGGCAGGGTCATAGCCCACCGGTGTAACGCAACGGGTCGCCCTTACGCTCTAAATCTAATATAGCTCTTTGTACAGCTAGGCTTATTGTGTCCTCACTACCTACTACACCTGCATTTACGTTTACCGTTATGTTATCTGCCATACGGAACGCGGCAGGGTCAAAGCCTCTAGAGCTAGTTGCCACGCTAGGGCTTAGGCTTGCTGTAGCTATATTTAATGCGCGCTCACTTTCAGCAAAAAGCGCATCTGCTAACGCTAATTCTGACTCAGCCAAGGCACTAAGAGCGTCTGCGTGGGCCTCTACAGCTCTAATAGCATCTGGGTCACCTGATTTATAACGGCTAGCTATATCTTCATCTAAAATGCTATCATTAACATTTCTTGTACTAGGTATAATCGGGCTTAGAAAATTAAAACGCATACCCATAATAGCCATAAGTTTAGCTATAGCATCATCTAGGTTTTTTAGGTTTATTAAATCTTTAGCTACAAAACTATCTAAAATCTTATCTATATCTGTTAATTTATAAGTTTGATTTTGCAAAGTAGCTAATATAGCTAGCTCTTTATTTAATTGCTCAGATAACGTAGTAGCACGTTTTACGTCTTTATCTGCTATAGCATCTTCCAAGTCTAGCATTAACTGTTTTACTGTTAGGCGCTGTGCCTCATTGGCTAATTGTAGTTTTTGCTGGTCTGTAGCAGCTGTACCTAGCCTGTTTATTTCATCTTGTTTACTTAATATAGCGGCTTGTATTTGTATCTTATCTAAATCAAAAACATCTTCACCCTTGCCAAGTGCTAGGGCCGCTTTATCTAGCGCTGCCTGTTTTTCTTTTTCTTTGCGTTTTAATGCCTCGGCGTTAGCTTGTTTTTTAGCAAGGTCTGCTAATTGTTTAGCGCGTTTTGCTGCCGCTGCATCTAGTTTAGCTATTACTTCTTTTTGCTTTTTTGTAAACTCTGTTTCTTTGCTAGTTACTGTTTCTGGCCTATCATACATAGCGCCTAGACCTACTGCCCTAAATCCAAACTCCGGGATACGCGCTAAAAATCCTAGTGCAGCTCCAGCCGTCTTTAATACATTAGCAAATCCTGTAGCTAAATCATCTATAACTAATTGTGCATCACTAACCTCACCGCTACCAGCAAAATTACCTAGACCTTCTACTAAACCTTCACCTATTGTTATCTTAGCGTTTTCACCTGCTAAAGCTAATAGCTCTAACTTAAATGCTGTAGTAGTAAAATAATCATTTGCCGCGCCTTTATTTAAGGTTAAAAGTATTTCTAGGTTTTCTGAAAACGATTTAGCTGCTAACTCTGCCCCTGTAAAACCTGTTTTATATTTTTCTAAACCTTTAGTGCTGCCTAAATAAGCCTTAGTTAAATCTTCTGTTACTGTGGATAACGCTAGGCCAGAGCCTCGGCTAATAATTATAGATTTATTTAATATATCTTGAG